CTGTCACTGGAATTGACAAGCTGTTATAGTCTATATATTTTAATGTTTTACCGTACGCGACGGATTTCGCGGTCCCTTTATTCAAAAGGCCCAAAATGTTAGATGACGACAACACGCTGCCAACGGAACCAGTATCCGAAAACATCGACTCAGCACCGGTTATTGACGACAGTCAAGAAGAAAATAGTGTAGACGAATCCAGTTCGAATGTTGAAAGTGTACCGCAAGCCGAGGGGAATACTGAACCCGCTGGCTTTACCAAGCGAATACACCAGAAGCACCACGAATTAATGGAAGAACGTCGAGCGCGGGAAGCAGTTGAAGCCGAGCTTGAACATCTCAGAAATCAACAGCCTACCGCACAGCGGCCCGAAGTGCCACCGTTACCCGATCCGTACGATGATGACTTTGACATCAGAATGAAGGAGCGGGACGCGGCAGTTCTTGAAGTAGCAAACTATGACTTCCGTCAACAACAGACGCAAGCAGAGCGGCAACGACAAGAACAACAGCGTGCTTTAGAGCAGCAGAACAAGATAATCGACACGGTCAAAACCTATGCTAATAGGGCTACCGCATTGAATATCAGCGCTAAAGAGCTAGAAGTTGCAGGCCAAACGGTCGCAGCTTATGGCATCGACGATCAGCTTACCCAGTACATTTTAAACGATGAGCAGGGGCCGCTGATTACTCGGTATTTAGCACGGAATCCGGCAGAGCTTGAAGCAATCCAAGCCATGTCGCCAATGCAGGCAGCTGTACACGTGGCAGTGAATGTTAAGACCAAAGCAGGCGCAAATCAGAACGCTAACCGGGCACCGGCACCAGCCGACACGCTTGGCGGCGGTGGTACTGCGCCAAAAGGTAGAGGCCCGAAAGGGGCCAGATTTGAATAATCGGAGTAAAAAATGGCTAACAATTTTGATAGCAACTTTACGCGAAAACTCGCGAAGATATTTTTAGAAAAAGTCGAAACTACACGTGTTCACAGTAAGAACGTAGACACTCAGTTATTGACAGCACCTAACAACTTTAAGCCCGATACTGGCGACACTATCGACTTTAAACGCCCGACTGATTATAAGTCGAAGCGTACCGCTACCGGTGACATCTCAGGATTGAGCCGCAGCGACATCATCACTGGTAAGGCTAGCGGCGTAGTACAAAACTACTTCACTGTTGACGTTGACTATGATGAAGCCGCAGAAGCGATCGAGATGGATCAAATCGATATGCTTCTAGCGCCAATGGCTACCCGTATTGTTACCGATATGGAACTCGATTTTACCGAGTTCATGCTTAAGAACACCGGCCTAGTTGCGGGTTCCGTCGGTACAGCAGCCACCACTTGGGACGACATCGCAACAGCTGGCGCGGTTCTAACTTCGCACGGCGTTCCGCAGGATATGCCTTGGAGCTATACGGTTAACCCGTTTACTCAGCGTAAGCTAGCAAGCAACCAACGCAGCCTAGGTGCTGGCGGTTCTGCCGGTACACTAATCAGCGATGCGCAGCGTAAAGCTACCATTTCTGAAAACTTCGCCGGTTTTGACAAAGTAATGACCGCCACTACTTTGGCTAGCTACACCAACGGCGCAGGCGCTGACCGTGCAGGTACTTTAGCAGCTACACCTATCGGCACTTATGTCGCAGCTAAAGACACCATGCAACAGGTTCTATCTGTAACCGGTTTCCAAGCTAACTTAGTTGTTCCAGCAGGAACAACTATTGAAGTTACTGGCCGTTACCGTCTAAACCTTAGCACACGTCGTGTTATCCTAGACGAGCAGGGCGCACCGATGCCATGGACTGCTACAACTCAGAACGACGTTACCCTTGACGGTTCAGGTGCTGGTACTCTAACAGTATCTGGCCCCGCTATCTTTGAGACAGACGGCGCATACAACACTGTCGATTCAGCATTGACTAGTGGTGACGTTGTGACTCTATTGGGTGCGGCGAACGCGATCATCCAGCCTAACTTGTTCTGGCACAAGCAAGCATTCTCTATCGGTTCCGTGCCGATCAAGAAGTTGCACAGCACAGATACACTAGCAACCACAGAAGATGGCCTACAGTTCCGTGTCAGCCGTTATTCTAACGGTGACGCTAACAAGCAGGTTGTTCGTTTCGACTTCCGCCCAGCTTATGCTGCGCTTAACCCGTTCTTCGCGGGCCAAGGCTTCGGCGAGTCTTCATAACGCTATTAATCAGCCGCCACTACGGCGGCTGATTTTTACCTAATAACGGAGTAGTAATATGATTGACTGGACGAAACCCAACGGCGCTAGCATAACCACCAACGAGCTGACAGCTACAATTACCAAGGCTGAAGCGATGGGGTGGAAGCGTAAAGAAGCAGTAAAAAAGACAAGAGCCAAGACACGGGCAAAATCTAAAAAGAC